CGTATTGTGTTCAGCAGTTGTAAGTACAATAACAGGATTTCCGCCATTACTTGAACGCTCAAATGAATGTTGTGATGTGTGGTATATACCACCCTTCTGAGTGTGAGTTGCTTGAGAGGCTTGCGCTCGCATGATAATAGCATCTACTGATTTTGTAAGCGCTGCAGGTAAGTCAAAATGATATTGCCCACCCCTTATAGTAGGCGCTTTTCTCATTGCGGCCATAATAGTTGGTGTTAGATTAGGATTCGCTTTTAAAAACTCAACGAATGCTTCAGGTCTAATACCGTGTTGAGCAAATGCTTTTTGTAATCTTTTATTGACTGCCCACTCTGTTGAGCCAACGTGCATTTTAATTTTACCGGTAACTTTACTAAATCCTGTATTACCACCATGCATTATTCCAAGAACCATCACATTGTGTGCAAACTCTTCAGCAGAAGGCCACCATCTTTGCGGTACTGTCCCCGCATACATATTTCGCATAGGATCAATAGTACCAACTTCAGTCATTATTGATGCTTCAGTCAATAATCGTGCCGTACCAACACCATACTGTTTGCCACTCTTGCCCGTAGTTCTTTCGATTAGTTTTCTAATAAATGGATTTGCCGTTGTTTTTGCAGCACTCGTCAATAAGAAACTACCTGTTCCTGTTAATGCACCTAAAACTGCCTCTGCACCAAATTCCTTAATGGCATTTTTCATGTAATCAAGGAATTCTTTTTCATTGCCAACACCGGCAGCATCATCTAACAGATCCGTATAAATACTACGGATAGCGCCATGCACACCAAACATACCTGCGAAACAACCTATTGTTCCACCCGCTGCCGTTCCCACTGTTGTTCCTACTGCGGGAACTGCAGAACCTGCGGCTGCACCAACTTTTGTTCCCACTGCACCACCCGCTTTACATCCACCCCAAAAAAGAGGAGTATCGGGTACGATACCTGCAACACTATATGCCAACTGATTAATAAATGGCTGCTCTTCTAAGTATATTGACTCACCAAGAAGATCTGCCATGCTAGTAGGACATTTGCTTTCATCTTTTTGACAGGCGTGGAACTTGTACCCCATCACCACTACGGCTTGTTGAGCGCCATATTCTAAAGACTCCGTGAAAGTCCAATCCCATGCCGACTTATCTGCATCAATAGGTGGCCGCGCTCTTTGCTCATCTTCGTCCCAATACCACTGATTCGCTCTCGCCCACTTTTTTGACTCTTCTAGTGCGCTCTCTTCAAACCCATAAGGGACTACTTGATACGTGGGCGTATCAGAATAAATAGGCTTGTCATTTATAACATCCCACTCTAATACATCAGTGCGCATTTTTGTGTAACCTTCAGGAGTCCCGCCATAATTGATATTATCTATATCACCTACGTCTGAAACATGCTTTTGTCTTGATGTATCTTGCCCTGCTAGTATCTCTTGAACATAACTAAATGGCGCTTTTTGGTGAACCGCTTGTGCGATCTGTACTCCAATTTCAGGTTTGTGCGCCCACATAGTTTTCATCTGTAGCGCGACATCTTCGGGAGTCCATTTTAAGTATTGATTGTAAGACTGTTCAGCATTTGGATCTGTAATCCAATCGCCACCTTGAACCTCTTGTGCCACCTGCATAAATTGCGTGCCATTATCTGTTTCAAATGCGTACTTCGGGTACTGTGAAGTTCCATCGAATACCGGCTCTTTATCCCAATTGAATCGACCCTGCTTCCCTGCAACGGTCATTTCGTCACTCATTCCAACGTCATTAACTTTGGTGATATTGTTTGTATTTTTGAACAAGCCAATTGGCGGCATTGTTATGCCAAGTTCATTGTTTATGTCTAGTGCTGAAAATCCATCTGATTTTAGTGTGTTTTGCTTTTCAAGGAATAACGCGCGTGCTTCACTCTCGCTGTAGCCATCTGTCAATCTATCTGTTAAGAATTGCGATTTCATTTTTTACCTTATTTTAAAATTTTGCCATCTTCTAGCACAATGTAATATTTACCACCGTTATCTAACTTTGGCAGACTACGCAAAAATACCAACGCATCCTCTTCATCTTCAAACATATCCATAGGCATCGAGGATTCAATATCAAACTCTCCGACTACTGCACCGATTTCTCTTTTGGTTATTTCAGAAGGAGTGACATCAAAATATGTTATACCGTCACCTGACGTGTAATTTCTTCTTTCATAAAGTCCTTGTAATAAATCAACAAGCCTTCTCTCTCTCTCAACAACATAATCGTGTCCGTCTTTAGCGAAGTTGTACCCTGCTATAGTAGGCTTTTCCTCTGACTTCAAATCTGCAGATCCTGTTTCTTTCCAAGATTCGTAACTAGAGTAGTCAATGCCTTTGTTTTTTTCAATAGTAGCATGTGTATATTTTAATTCATCAATCCATTCTTCAGCATGTCTAGCATCCGCACCCATCCCATAAAAATCACTTACTAAAAAGTTAGTCAAGAACTGTCCTGTTTTTAATAACCCGTCCGCACCAACATCCATGAATTTATCAAACGCTGTTTTGTTCGCATCGGCTTTCTCTTTGGCTGTTGCAGTAATTTCCAACGTCTCTAATGCCGCTATTTTTTTGTTTATTTCTGCAAGTGCTTTCGCTTCTGCCGCTATTTTTTGCTTTGTTCTTTCAATTTCAACATCCATATCTTTTATTTGTGCAATAGATACGCCCAATTCTGCAGCATTCTTTATAGTAGTTGCTTCTGCGACCTGAGACTCTAACTCCGTTTTCTTTTCTGTCCAAGTATCTGTATTATTGGACGTTGTATTATCTAGGTGTTCATCTATTGCTGCAATTTCTGCATCAAGAGTTTCAATGATTTTTGTTTGGTTAATAATATCTGCTGATTCTTGTGATACTAATTCTTCATAATTTAAGTATTTTGTTAAAGCACCACTTTTAATTAATGCTTTTCTTTTTTTAAGTTCTGAATAAGGCTCTGTTCTATCTGTCCACCCTTCAGGGATCGGATGATCTGCAGGAAGTCTAACTACCTTACTAGCATCACCTGTTTGCATCATTGCAATCTTTGAGAAGTACAATCCTCTACCATCTTCTACAGTCATTCCATCAGGTGCTACAAATGCGAAGTTAGATCCATCTGTAAATTTGATTGTGACTTCCTTACCAATTAAAGAATCGTTTTTAAGTGCAGTGGCTAACTTTTCTGTTAATACTTCTGCGTTGTAAATTGTCCTTTTTTGTGCGTTTGTTATATCAGAATTTTCTGCCACTTGGTTTGCTCTGATTTTTGCACGGTGCTTTGTAAATAGAGTGTCATCGACCCCACCAAGTTGCTCTTGAATAAGAGTATCTCCAATCCAATTTTTGTTTTGATCTCCAATATAATGTTTCTTACCGTTCTTATCCATCTTGTACAGTGGTGCGCGTAATTGATCTGCAAATGAAGTTCCGTCACTTTCTTTCTTCAGTTTCAAAGTTTTATCCAACATCTCTTCAAAGTTAATCATTTGAGTTTGAACTAGCAATCTCGCCTCGGTAATACTAGCCTTATCTGCACCTTGCAACATGGCCAATATACTATTCAAATCACCCAAGTTCTCACCTGCGCCCAACTTCGCTTTCACTTCGTCAGGTTTTAAAATATAAAGTATCATGGCGTTTTCTGCAATCGTAAGTAAATTCTGTTTCGCTTTACTTACCTTCCAATCTTTCCCTGCAGTTTTTAGAAACTTTGTTGCTTTAGTCCAATATTTGTCAGGAACAAAGCCAAACTTTTTAATTAAGTAGCCAAGGTATGCGTTGTCTGCTTCCACAGGGTTGGTTATATAGCCTTCAATAATTTGTTGAATCTCAGGATCTTCACTACTACCACTTCTAACGTCTGCTTCAATTGATCTAAACGCACTAATCTGACTTGATGAAAATGTTGCTTTCCCCTGTTGTTTAAGCATGGACAGGTACTGATTGAACATAGCAGCAGATTTACCATTAGGACTTATTGTTGCGTTTATCAACGCATAGGTTAATGTCCCGTTTTGGTGTGCCGCTTGCAATGTCGAAAGTTGTTTTGCAAAAACTGCTTCTTCTTTGTTACCAATATTTCTTACTCTTATTGCACGATCAGTTTCAAGTCTAGTGAGCAACTGCGACCTATTACTGTCTTTCGAGCCAAAGTTTGGATCACCAACATCTAAAGCATTAACAGCATCCATGATTGCTTGCGCATGTTCTTCTGTGACATTGGGATCGTTAAGTAATGCAGAAAAGTCACCATTCACAAAATCGATTGCTCTGTTGTAATCTTCCACGGTTGTAACTACCGGAATACCCCCTTTAGTAGTATCAGATTCAGGATGATCAAAGGCGGGGTTATTAAATGTTACTGATCTATAAGCATTTTGCCTTGTTATCCCTTCCTTTGCCGAGTCCACCAAATTATCAAGAGTTAAGAACATAGCAGGCGTATTTAAAGACGGGAAAACACCATTTTTAACCTGACTCATCATGTTATCAATTGTTATCAACGCTTCTTTATTTTGCTCAACACTGTTTGTAGGAATTGCATCGTGTATGTTATCGAAATTTGCCAAAAAGGTACTTGATTGTTGCGCTCTTGTGTAATTAACAACATGACCTTGCACTTTAGTCATCATAGCCGCATACTTAGCACCGTGGTACTTATACATTGCTGCTCTAACATCTTTGTTCTTAATTGTGTCGATGTGATCTGTCATATATTTACGGTACATATCAGAGACTGTTGATGCTAGGTTCTTCGGTGAAATGCTATTGGATAACATGCCGTCACCCCCTTGCTGACCATAGGCTGCGCTCGTCATCACACCCATTGGGGAATTGGGACTATATTCACTAGAGCCGGCTAAGAGACCTCCCTCCCATTTGTCAAAGTTGCCCTGAGAGGTGTTTAGTTGATTAACCTTATCGCCTTTTTCCAACGCAGCCATAACTGTTGAAGTCACCTGTTGCGAAGTACGCATGATTTGGTTTCCGTAATCCATAGCGCCACGTCCTGCTGCCATAGCATTACTAATCCATTTAGTATTACCTGCTACCGGATTTGCTTGACCTAACTGAACATGCTTTCTTGTCCCTACTTTAATTCCTGCCATAATCTACCTAAATTTATTCGTCATTAATCAAACGCACCTGAACCGCCTGCACTCCCTAATGTACTTGCCGCCTGTCCGTAGCCTGAAAGTAAAGACCCTTTCGCCCTAGACTCTTGTGCTTGCCACTGTGATGATCCTGTCATCCACATACGCCAAGCCTGACCTCTAGCCGTTCTAGTCATTTCATAAGCATCTGATTGCATATTATTTATTGATTTCATCATATTCATTGCTGAAGATCCCTCTCCAACAGACACACCTGATGCGCCCCATTGAGCCGCTTGCATGTGTAATTGTTCTATCGCTTGACGGTGGGCGACCTTTCTTTTATACATGTACGCATTTAACGTTTCATGATATTCGATTTGACCTTGTTTATAAGCATCAGCACCTGCTTGTCTAGCACCTCTCGCTGCTATTGCGCCACCCGCAATACTTGCACCTGCACCTACTACTGCCATTATTGCTGTCAACATACCGCTTCTCCCTTAATCTACAACTGTGAGAGTGCCATGAATACCTAAAATTGTCATAGGTAAAGGCTGCTCTTGTCTAATTTCAATAATACCATCTCTATCCCAACCAAGATTAGTAACCCGTTTATCACCTTCAAAGTTCGGTACTGCTGCACCCATTTTATGCGCTGATGTTCTGAACGGTAGTTGATCTCCGTTAATAATTACACCTGTCGTATCTATGAGTCTGACCATAACTTCATTCCATCTCTTTTTACGGCCTTGTGCTTTACCTGCTTCAGAACCCGCTTCTACTCGCATTGTTCTTAGTTTTGATTTGTAAGCAAGTCCGATCTGAATTGGTACAGTACCCCAAGTGCTAGGAATCTTTGGACTAACACTACCACCTGATACTATTTCATCAGGGAATACACAGTTATCAATTAATATCTGTACTGTCTCCCCTTCTAAATGTGACAATCCACCCACTGATGTGGTTGATCCTGTTACCGTTCCGGATAAAGCACCGTCCACATTTAATTCAGGATCAAGATATTCAACGTGTCTCACTACATTGCCGTTTACTGTTCTTTTTACCAAGACCCAAACCTGATCTTTTGTTCTTTCTGTAATTACCGTTAGGCTTTCAACTTCAGAATCTTTTCCACCAATATAGTGCCTTGCCCATGCAATAACATCCTCCGGTCTTTCGTAAGTCATACTTAATAACTTTCCGTCTGATGTGCATGCCCATACAATAGAGTCAGGTTCTTGCTGATAATCCATGTCAGTCAAATACCCTTCAGTGATGTGTTCTGCTAATAGAGTCATATCAGGTGCAGTGTACGAGTCTGTTTGATAACTGTATGAATATTCACGAATTTTTCTTCTTGCACGCTGAACAAATAGAATCGCATTACCGATTTGGATCGGTGGAATTATGTAACTTCCGTATGTTGTTTGCTGCGTTACCATGATGTTTGATGGCGTTAGTGGTTCACCTGTTGGTCTGCCAACTTTAAATTCGCCACCACCTGTTCCAATAATTAAATCTCTACTAGGCTGCAACCATCTAATAACGTTTACTCTATTTGTTGCAATCGCATATTCCATAGACTCGTCAGCAAGTCCTGTTCCTTGATTGAAGTTTTCGTAATCTGCAGTTTGTGAACCCCAAATAGTTTGCGGATATGCTGAAGTACCTGCAAAGAATAATCGTTGCTCATAGAAAGATACTGTTCTTGGATAGCCGTTTGCTGCCGTCCAAGGTGTTGCACCTGACCATGTAAAGGTTGGTGTTGTCAGTGTCCATGCAGTATGACCTGTACGACTTAGTTTTCTTGGTGCGTGATTACTATGACAGACATACATTACATCCGCTGATTGAGCAAAGTGTAATTCAAACAATTCTGCTTCTGAATAAGGAGTAGAAATCTCATACGCAACTGCAGGTGATCCTGTTACGATCTGACCATTGTCTTTGAAAAACCTGATATAGTTTTCACCAACTTCTAATACATAAGATTGTGTAGTATTAAACTCAAAAGGTATTAATCTAACCTCTTTACTTGAGTCTTTTACTTCTGAAACGAAATATGTTCCATCTCTTCTCTTAGCGCCGCCATGAGGATAAACAAACATATTCTTTAGTTCGCTTACGCCATTAAAATATTTTTTGAAATCAATTTGACCTTCAAGCCGTGGACTTAACTCACCTGCTGTAAAGTTTGATTGAAAGGGGTGTACTCTAGCCATTAGCCTCTAAAACTTATAAAAGTATCTGAAACGATGCTATCACTCGAACCCTCCAATCCATCAATAGAACGCGCTTCTGCAATCTTACTTTCGTAGAGTTCCCACATCTGTTTCGATAGTGTGTTACTACCGGTAATAGAGTATGCCAATTCTGCTGCAAGTCGTGCAGTCAATGCTTCCGTAAATAATGGATCGAACTGTGATGTATCGGTAATTTTTGAAATATATAAAATACTTGCTGCATCTTCATTTGACAACAGTTTTCTACCTTCAATTTTGAATTCTATGTCAGCGTATGACATCTGCAAAACTCTTAAACAATAAGGCTTTGTAGGTAGTGTGTATTCTGCTGCAAAATCAAATGCAGGTATTGATGTTAATTTACTAAGTTTTTGCCTAGCAATAGCAAAGTTCCAAGTATGCGCTCGTAGAACAGCATCTCTTGTAGGCTCATAAAATGCATTAGATAGCCTTGCTCTTTCCGTATTATCGGATAGGGATGTGATTGCTTCGTCACCTAACTTGCGCAATGCATTTGAACAGATGGAAACTTCTGTAGCCATATCACTTCTCCTGAATTTGGTGGGGATAACCTTTTACAGAAACCCCCTTTTTTTGATCTAACTATTATTCTTTAGCACCGATCTCTACAACTTTTTCATCTTCGATACGAGTAGCACCGATGATCATTGATAAGAATACCTGTGTTGCGTAGTTCTTATCATCACGTTCTGAAATACGAGTAGTAATATCTTTACCTACCGCAAGACCTAACGCTGATTCTGTGTATGCAAGGCACGAACGAGTTGTTGATACTTTTGCTAAACGCTCAGAACGGATAAACTTGAAACCCAAGAAGGTATCAATATTACCGGATGCTAATGCACGAACCGTATTGTAATCAGATGAAGTCACCTGAGTAGTATTCAATAAGTCTGTGACCTGCTTCGCAGAACAAATTAAGTAACGCGCCTCATCAGGATCAACATCAGATGAATCAATGATTTCCTTAGCAGAAAGTAACTTATCTAAAGTTAAACCTGTTGTACCAACAGCAATCTTTTGAGATGCCGGAAGTGCAATCGCTGTAGCACCTGCTACACCACCTGCTGCTGAACCCGATGCTGCAGCGATGATAGCATCATC